CGTCAGCATTAGTGTCACTAATAACCAAAGCGCATCCGTAACCTTTGGCAACACCAGTGGTGTTAAGAGCCCCGGTCAGATGAATGGTTCCGTCTGTAGAACTAAAGTCGCCGCTAGTGATATCAATCGAAGTTGTTGCGATCTTCTCGTAGGTGAAGGCATCGCCCGTGAGAGTGTTGTTGGAGCAATCAATAACATCGACATCAACGTTCGATCCCTTTGCGTTGTAAGCGTCAGCGATCTTCTGGAAATCACCACGGAACTGCCACAAAGAGGCCCCCGCTTCATTCTTACGCTCATTCAAGAAGCCAACAACCCTGCCGCCGCTGATGACGGTGCGGTCAGCCTTGTTTCGGACATCGTCTTTAAGCTTATCCATCTCAAGCTCAAGCGCTCCGATAAAGCTCGCGGTGCCGCCCTTAGCCGCTGCGGCAATGGATGGCCCCGTAACCTCGAAACGTCCGTAAAGATAGGCGGCAGTAAAGACAAGACGTTTGGTATCCTGAGAGCCAGCCGCGTCCAGATCTGCGTCCTCAGCCTTAAAGGCGACGCCGCTGTTTCGGCCAACATGCACGGGAACAACGCCCTGCTTGCCTGCCCAGGAGATCTTGGCCTTCTCGAACATCTGAAGGACCATGACCTCGTTATTAAGCTGCTCCTGAAGAGGCCCAATATAGAACTCTTTAAGAACACTATCTAAATGCGAAATAGTAACTGGTGTTGTTGCACCCATTTTCTCTTACTCCCTAACCAAAGAGGTTGATGTCGCCATTTTCTATGGCTTTAAAGAGGGCCTCTGTGCCCTCCTTGATCGACCCGTAAGACTTGCGGTCAGCGGTTCGAGCAACCCTCGACGCTCCCGTCCCTGCACGCTTTGGGCGCGAAGGAACACCTGACGACGCCTCGGTAGCCTGAGTCTCGGCCTCTGCAACAGATGCACCGGGGTTCTTCTCAAGATACCGAGCAATCGCCTCTTCCTCGCGCTTTGCGAGCCACGTCGTGTACTGCTCTGCCACTCGACCTAAGTCGACGTTTGGATCACGCTGTACGGCACTGTAGAGAACTTGCTGAAGGTCTGTAGTGAGATTCTTGTCATAGTTGCCAGTGACATCGGCGACCTCTTGCCGAAGACGAACACGTTCAGCGTGGACCTCCTGCTGGTGCAGGCGGGCCTCCATCATGGCAATCTTGTCCTTCACTTCTTTCGGAAGGTCAGGGGTGCCATTCAGTAGCCTGTCCAGTTCGTCGGAGACCTCTACTTCGCTCTCTGCCGGCTTGGCTGGTTGCAGGTTCCGCATCATCGCAACTTCGTTGCGCATTGCCTCTACCTGCTGCTTGAACAACCCGACCTGCGACACAGCATCCTCAGCTTCGCTGCGATACTTGTTACGCGCTTCGAGTACGCCCTTAAACCGCTTATACGGGACGCGGTGACCCGGTGGTAAAGAACTGTCCTCGTCAGCGCCGTTGTCTGACTTGGCATCTGCCTTCGCCTCGCTCTCGCCGGTTTTGGCCTCAACCCTGTCCTGGTCAGCCGGCACTTCCGGTGTCTCAGTCTGGGCCTCAACCACCTCTTCGGCTGCGGGTGCAGCCTCGACCTCTGGCTTCACGTCCTCGGTCACGGACGCAGGTTCACTATGCCCGGAGAATCCAAGCTCCAGCTTCTCAGTCAGTTCCTGTGCTTTCTCTTCGCTTAGTAAACCCATCTCTAGCTCCTTTTAACGCCGTGGAATCTTGGCGGGGTTGACGCGCTTTTGCGCGAGTTCATTTTGGGAGAGAATGTCTAATGATTCTTCCTCACTAGCTACCCACTCCTCCTCGAAGACCTTACCCGTTGCGTGCTCATATGCCAAGAGTTCGCGCAAACTGGTGGGTCTAGTTGACAGTTTCTCCTGCTTAACAGCGTCTATCTGGCCCACTCCAGCCAACGCCAGAGCCCACGCAAACACCATGTCGTCGTGCTTTCCGCTGTCTGCCTGGGGCTTGCCACCCTTGCCGTAAACAAAAGTGTTCATCTCTGCTTTCATGCGGTCATCGTTAACAACCAAGTTGCCGGCAGATAGTGCCTTGTGCAGGTTGGCCAGGATGACGGGGCGAGTAGCGACCGTGGTCACGAAGCCAAGCTCCTCCTTCCACCGCTTGGCCATTTTATCGAACTTGGTGCGCCTGTAGAGGTTTGCGTAACCCTCTCCGATGAGATGCTCGATGATGCTTAGTCCGTAGGAGTTGGACTCCGCGACCACTAGCGCGTCCCACTTCTTCGCCTCCTCTAGGACCCTTGCTGAGAACTCGCTTGGTGAGACTCTGACGTAGTAGGTGCTGACGCACTTAGGCTTCTCCTTGTCCGTAATATCCATAACGCAGAACGAAGAGAAGTCCCCAGACGGTGAGCCCGAAGCGGTGTCCACGCCCATCGCATACACATGGTACTTGTGCGGCTTCGCATACTCTCTATACCCAGTAGACGCCTTAGCGTGCGGGTAGATGACATCGAAGTACCGCTCACCTGACGTGATGAACGCCACCTCAGCGGTGGCTGGGTACTCCTGATGAAACGTCTGCCAGTTGTTTCCGCACTTGGTTCGATAGGTATCAAACGCCCACCACAACTGATGCTTGGTCAGCTTGTGCTCTTTGGCGTAGTCATGCCACTTGGTCATCTTGCCACGGAACGCATCAGGGCGTTCCTTTAGCTGGTACTCTTCAGAGAGCATCCACGGCAGGAAGACCTTGCTGTAACCATTCTTGTCAGTCCACAACTGATGAGCATGGTTCAAGCCGTTGGCTGTGGTCTCCATGACAACAATAGCGTCTGGCGTGGCTGTCTGGAAGACAGCGCGTACAGTGTTCTCAACATCCGAATAGAAGGCGAACTCAGAACAATGAAGGAAGTTATAGGTAGTGCCACGAGCACTCTGCGTGTTGGCGGTGAAGACTCGAATCATGCCGCCATGGAAGAAGGACATCTCCCGCACATTGGACTTATCGGTAGGGAACTGAAGCCACTGTGGGAGGTTGTCGTAGAAGCGTTTGTAAATCTCGAAGATTTGCTCGGCAGACTCCCTGCTCTGGGCCATGACGCCAACGCGGAAGTTGGGCCTGAAGCAGGCATGCCAGAACGCATACGCGGCGATGCCCGTAGTGCCACCCATCTGACGCGCCTTGAGGTCGAACACCCATGGGTTGTCCTCGATGGAGCGAACGAGCGTCTCCTGGGCGGCGTTGAGCTTGAATGTGATGAGCTTCGCCTTCTTGTCGACAATCCTTAGATGCCGACAGAAGTAGCGGAAGTCAGCAGCACACCGCCGCAACTCATCCTCAGTTGACTTGCTCTTCCTTGACACTCGGCTTCACCTCTTCGCGGACCTCGTTCAGGATGTCGCGCAGACGGTCGAGGACAATCTCTTCACTGTCCTCCTTGAGCTTGGTGGTGCGGGCCTCAACGTAGACCGTGTCGGCCTTAGTCTTGGCAAGCTGAGCCCTCTGCTGCTCTCTCTGGACTTCATCATCCATCTCTGGCCTATCGTTCCACTTGTATCGCTTCTGCAACACGAACATCGCAGCGCGCCAGTTGTGTTTCTCGGTGGCCTCTCGGATGACAATGTCTGCAAAGAGAGACTCACCAACACCCTCTGAACGGCTGATTTCATGGTAAAACCATGGATACAGAGAGTGCGTTAGGTTTTTCTGACCCTTGCGAGCCCATACCTTCACCGTGTGAGGCGACACGTTAGCCATAGATGCCGCTGATTGGCGGCTGTGGCCAGCCTCAAGAGCCTCAAGGACGCGAAGCATACGCTTCTTCATCGCCCTCTCCTGGGTGGTGAGGATGATGTCCTCAGGCTCAGGGTAGTGCACGGGTGCTTCAGCCATCCAGAAACCTCTTCTTGTAGCGGTGTCGCTTCTTACGGTCTGTCTCTTCAAGCATACACACGTGCATGCACTCAAAGAAGCGGACGGCATCTTTAGCAAAAAGCTCAAGGTCTTCCGGCTCGGCATCCTCTTGGATGTCGTTGGACTGCATACGCTCCAGCATATTCACCACAATCTGGCGACAGGCGCGGTGCTTGGGGCGGAGCGCTGCATCGTGATATCCAGACAGCATGTCGACAAGGCCCATCAACTCCATCGCGATGAGCTTGAACGACGAGATGAGGGCATCTTCAATGCTCAGGTCTGTCTGGTTGTAATAAACAACGTCTAGAGACTGCTTGCAGCTTGCAAGGCACTCGGCAATCAAGCCCTCAACAATGGTCGCCTTGCCGACTCCACCAGAGCGAGAGGACTCGTCGTAAACAACGATGTCCTTGGATACGAGCTTAGACGCACCCCCAAGATCGCCGCCCTCAGAAAGAAAAACGCTCACTTGGAGAACCTATTTAGCTGAGGAGCAAAGTACTTAGCACCAACCGCGCGAGCATTACTCTGCGACATGCGAACCATGCAGCAGATAATCTCCTTGGTAGACATTCCTGAGTAGCCAGATACCGAGTTGATAAAATCAAGAGTGTCCTTGCCTAGGTCCTTAGCCTGAATCTTAGCGACCACGTCCATGGCGCTCGGCCCGGTGCGTGGCTTGCGAGGAAGCTTGTCCTTGGCCGCTGCTCGGAGCATCGTCTTGGCCTCGTCGGTGACAACGGGCTTAGGCTTACGGGTACGCTTAACAACCTTCTCTTCACTCATGGTCTACTCCAACCAGTCCCAGGCGTGGCAACACGCCCAACCAATCAGTAGGGCCGCTCGCCTGTCGTCATTCTTAGCCAGATGAGCCAGAGGCAATGCCGGGCTGTGTCTGGGTTTAGCCAACATATTACACATGTCGCGCGTAGCCGCAACTGCTCGGGACCTTGGCTGCGACGGCAATCCAAGCTGAACCCTCCAGTGCGTGGGTGCTACCTCCACATAGGGCACATCCTCGTACCAAGCGCTGGTCGCGAAGCGCTCTCGCACCCTGGCTAGCCCCAGAGACGCGGCAGCGTTGACGCCAACGTAGCCACCGCCCTCCATGACCATCAGGTCTACGTCGAGAGACACCCCGCTAACCGCCAGATAGTCCGCATGGTCGATGTCACGGAAGTCAACGGGCTCTGTGCCCTCCCATACGACCACGGCGGTGGCTTTCTTGCCACTCGCCGGGTCAATACTCACCCATCGGCTAGGTGCTCGGTGGGCAGGAGGCGGACATGGGGGGAACTTGCTCTTTGATTTAGCCACGATGTCTCAGCCCTCCAGAAATAAAGCGAGTTCTACTGCCATCCCACTCAATATCGCTCTCATATAGGTTGCGACGGGGGCCATGGCGGAACTTATCCATGCCAATCTGCGCCTCCCAAGGGCTAGCGTTCTCGTTAACATTATGTAGCAGCCAAGGCACAAGACCCAAATCAGCATCATCATCGATTGCTCCTGAACCCTTTGAATCGCGGATTGTAGGCCGTTCTTTGGTCCTTTTAGCCGCCATTGTGGGCTGAGAGATGCTAATCACCACGCAATCTAGTTCCATAGCAAGCTCTTTCAGGCCCCGACTGACCTGTTCAAGCTCCTCGGTGCGGTTACTGTTGCGCTTTTGGGAGCGCATTAGCTGGATATAGTCCACAACGATGATGCCCAGGTCCCCTTTTTGGGCCTTATAGGACCTAGCAGCCTGCCGAACACCGTCAATAGTGGCCGCTTGGTGGCCAACTACTCTGATCGGGGCGGCTGAAACACGGTGAGAAGCGTGCGTAAGGGCCACTAACTGGTCCTCATCGAGCCCTTCTTGGTCGTGAAGTTGCACTGGTATGCCGGATTCAGCGGCAATAAGACGCCCGATTATCTGATTAGCGGGCATTTCAAGGCTAACAATGAGTGCAGGACGCCTCTGCTCGTGCGCTACGGACCACGCAAAGCCGTTTACAGCCAGTGCGGTCTTACCGTGGCCGTTCAGACTCATAACCAGCACCAACCAACCGGGCCTAAACCCCCCTCCGGTGGCCTTGTCGAGCGGATATAGGCCTGTGGAGATGCGCGGCGGCTTCTGTTCGCCCCTCTGGATAGCGTGTACCATCCTCATGTAGTCACTGACTACGTGTCCCGCATCATCTCCCTCCGTTAGATTCTCACCTGACTCCCTCAATCGGCCCACCAACGCCTCAGCCTCGGAGAGTGCTTCTCCTGGGCTGAGGTCCCCATCCACAGCGATGGACGAGAGTTGCTCAGCAGCCTGTTGCATGCGTCGTCTGGCGGTCATCTCAAGGAGACGGTCCACATAGGTGTCGAGCATGGAGGTTGAGCCAGTTCTATCCATGAGTTTGACGAGGTCACCGCCGCTTACACGGCCCCATGAGCCCTGATCACGCATGACTTCTTCGAGCACTACGCCATCGAAGTCCGTATGGCGCTCATGCGCCACGACCATACCGTCCCAGATGAAGCGATTAACGTCGTTATGGAAGTCCTCCCCAGTCAGACGGCTGGACACCGAGGGTGTTTTGGAAGGGTCTAAGAGCAAGCAGGCGAGCACCTCACGCTCAACGCTGCCGCTCTGCGGTAGAAATAGTGGGTCCATTATTCGCCCTCGATGCGGATACCGCACCACTCGAACTCCTCAATGCTCATCTCACCGCTTTCCAGGGCAAGGAGTATCCTTACCTTGTCGAGCGGCGGTGGTTCGCTCGGAAGAAACCACTTCTCAGCCTCGTGGAGCGTGTCAACGTACTTAGAGGTGTAACCCTCGTAGTCGGGCATCGAAATCTTGTAATCGCGAAGACGCTTGTTGATTGCGTCCAAGTCGCTAACGGTGACTGGCATACACATCCCCTGTGTAGAAAAAGACAAGTAAAACCACCCCGCGACCGCTGGTGACAACTCGTGACAACAGATGAAGCGGGATGGAACCCATAACCCAAAGGAGAGCTACTCCGAGGGTGAGAAGAGACTGAACGAAGCCCCAGGGGATGTCAAGGCTCCGTTCAGCCGGGGCTAATAACTACCGTGTTTACGCTTAGTTTGGCCCATGCGGGGGTTGTGAGGCCTTGGAGCTGCGGCTTCCTGCCGTGCTTTTGCACGCGGGTTAACCGGCTTAATGGAGAGCCTGCCACCTTTCATTGAGGTAATCTTCTCCGCCCATGCTGGGAGCTTGTCTCCCTTGGCGAACTTGTTGGCCACGTAGGCTCTCACTTCCTGCTCGGTGACAACACCTGACTCGAAGTCCTGCGCAACACCCACCATGCCCTGCGTAGCCTCGACCGCTTTGAGGCGGTCAGGCGAGAGAGTTGCTGGAGGCGGAAGCTCTGAGGGGCTTACAGTCCCTGGGACCATCTGAGTGATGTCCTCCTCCTGGCCGCGAAGGAACTGAGTAGGGCTACGGGACTCCGTGTCTAGTGCGTAGTCAGCCAGCGGGCCGACACCAGGCAGAGAGCCAAGGATGCCCTTAGCGGCTGTCATGCGTGCTGCTTGCCTAGCGGCGCGTGACATGCCCTTGCCAAGCACAGGGTGTCGCAGAGCAGCCTCGGTGGCCTGCGGGATAGTGCCGTGGAAAGCTCGGGAGCCACGGTAGCTAGGGTTAGACCTCCGCATTACCTCGTCGTACGAACTGGCAGCGGCGGAGGGCTGGGGAGGCTTAGAGACGCCCTTGTTGTAGTAATCGTAGAGGCCATCCTCCAAGTCCCCGTAATGCTGTCTGCGTAGCTGGCTGCCGATAGACTGCTGCGAGGGGTTCCTAGGGTCGGGATCGCTCATCAGAAGCTCAATGTCGTCCATGCCGAGGTTCTCACCGAGGCGGGGCCAGGGGCGCATACCCTCTGGGTTCTCCCAAGCTCGCCGGGCGGCCGTGTCCCCAGGCTGACTCCAAAAGTAACGGTCCCATGCGGCGCTCATCTCGTCCCACGCGCGAGTGCCCCTAGGGACGCCGACCTCGTCAGGGTGAGGAGGGCGCTTCGGAACAGCACGCTTAACGTCAAACCTATTAGCCATCACTCAACTCCTACCACTTAACCTTGTCTGCCCAGTAAGCAGCAGACATCTTACCCTTAGCAATGTTCCGGCCGTGACGGGCCTTGAAAGAGGCCCTCTTCTTCTTCATGCGGTCAGACTCCCCAGCCTTGGGCTTGCCAGCAGTACTGGCTCCCTGCTCACCAAAGCGGATGGTCTTAATCTCGTTGCCTGACTTGGCCAACACGACGTGGCTCTTAGTGGGGTGGTTAGGCGTACGCTTAGGCTTGTTGAACCCTGATACACCCAGGCGCTCCATTAGCGCCGCATGCTGCCGTGCCTTTGCCAAAACCAAACACCTCGCGCGCGCCTGCGCGCTTCTATATAGCGGAGATCACCAACAAGGCGACTCCTACCAAATCAAACCATCTCCGGGGATGTCGCTTCCCATCTGGCGAAACGCCACCAGAGAAGCTCCCACTACGAACACGGCGGCTTTGCCCAAAAGCAAACCGTCGAAGCCATCTAAACTTCTACCCCCAAAGCCACCGATTGGGCCCGAGTGTTAGCGGAGCGTACAGTCTACGCCCCTCTAACTCTCTAATATGCATTATATATTAATATTATAGCACGTTTTGAGGGTTTTGTATACCTAGGGATTTACATGCCCCTTTTGGCCTGGGGGCCAACGGGGAGAAGTGGGCTGAGTCTGATCAGATTTAGTGCAGGGTTGGAAAATAGCGGCGCGTAGAAATTGCAACAACGCGCCCTGCCAGGGCGGGGGGTCACCACGTTGGTGGGTGCCTACTGAACGTTAGGTAGATTGTGACCAGCCATGACACGCTGCGTCAATCGGCCATGACTCAGTGCGTCAATCCATGACTCACCGCGTCACAATGTTTCTGGCCAAGTGCGCTTGACGCCTAGCCCAGGATATGCCAATCGCGCGCGCGCGTCATTCGTATCCGCCTCGCGAGGGGGGCCTCGAAACTCCATCCGTTCATCCGGATTAATGGATTGAGGGGAGGAGCCTAGACACCCAACCCCCACCACAAGCGGGGAAGCGCATAATTCGTACCTCGTAACACGTTGGGATCGTTCGTGTTCTCAACTCATTTGCACCACAATGTCGAATATTGTTGACCTGTGTATACGCCCTGTGAGACAACTTAAGACGTCGAGAGGGACTGACCTCGAGACTCACTGACAACCGAGCCTACCACGCCGCTAACATCAGCGGACGGAGCGAGAGCCCCCCGGGGCATCAAAGAAAGGGTTCGCCCTTGCTCGTAAACCGCCCTTAAGCCGATGGGCGATACTGGCTCCGTCAGATTGACAAATGAATAGAAGAGACTTGAAGGTCCTAGGCGTCCCAAGGGAGGGAACTATGACTAAAGAGCTGGCAGACTTTTACGCCGACTTTGTGTCGGCTCAAACAGACGCAATTCGGGACCGCTACGGTCCAGCCAAGCTGACTTCGATGTGGCTTGATATAATGAATGAGGTGCTAAGCGCTGGAATGGAGCGAGGGAAGGCTGAGGCCTACGTACTCCGCGAGATCAAGGAGGAGGTATACGCAGCAGAGGAGGAGCACTGGTTAGGGATAGATTGGGCGGTCCAAGATTGGGACGCCTACCACGGCCGAGTGTAACGACAACTAGATACGGCTCATGGCCTTCAAGTCTCTTCTATTCAGACAACCCGTAACCCAACCCAACCCAACGAGAGCTAACCGAGGACACATGCAACGATGACGGCGCCTAAGGCGCTTCACGGCCCTATCACGCGGGCCAATGGTGAGATTCAGGCGTGGCAGATATTCAGGTAGTGGACCCTTCCCACAAGCTAGCCTAGCGGCTAGGGCGTGCAGGTAGCTCGGATGCGAGCGAGTAGGGGTATGACCTGACTGGTAAAGAGATGCAAACGCGGCTAGTGCCGCGCAGTGCGGGTGAAAGCTTGCACGGGTCCCGGCAAGGGAAGGGGCCTTCGTCTTGTGACAGCGTTCTGTCAAGTGTTTGAGCATGGTAGTCAAACCATGATGACAGGTAGATGCGAGCCCCGTAGGGCTTTAATCTGGTCGAGAGCCAGCGCGGACCGATGTCGAACCATTAAAGCGTGACCAGTGCTAGACGTGCTCAATTCCAATTACAAGGGTGAGCGCTCCCGCCGCACGCGGTGACCTACGGTCTAGCACTCAACCCTTCGGGGTCCGAATCAGCCCCAAGAAAAGCCTATAACGTAGCGCGTCAACGTCTCGCGACACTCTGGCCCGTTAGTTATTGGCTCCTCTTGCGATTGATTAACCCACTAACCTCAGAGAGGACACCATGATCTGGACAAAGCACGAGTCACCGCTAGGGCACGACGTCAAACCCTACTACATGCAACGCGAGGCTGAGGGCTCGCTAGCTGAACACTACGTTATGCGTGAGAGGGTGCGCGGGCCACGCGGTATGCGCACCCGGTGGGCTCTGTACTACCTAATGAACAGGGGGTGCGAGCTTATCGGCCATTTTGAGACCCTTGGCCACGCCAAGGCCACGGCCAACATGCGCTTTGTAAACGAGACTAGACAACCACTAACCCCAGAGAGGACATCATGAAAGCAGCGATAAAGGCACCACGTCCTATCGTGAACAGGCGCGAGATGACAGTGACAGCCCCTGAGGGCTGGGCATTCGATAACGGCACATTGCACCAACGGGTGTGTTTTGACCTATCGGACCTGGCCGAAACCGTGTCCGAGTATTACGAGCAAGCTGAGCCCTGCACAGACGCCGGGTGCGATTGGTGCGGCCATGCGTAAGTGCAAGTGTGGAAGCGGCAAAACGCCAAGCTGGCGCCACGATGCCAGGGGTATCCCGTTAGACAAGCGGTGCTCCGAGTGTTGGCCAGAGGCGCGCAAGAAGTATCGGCGCGAGATACTCGACGGCTACGACCGGGACGACGTTGACGAGCCCATCGAACCAACCAACTAACCCAAGAGAGGACAGCATGAGGGAACCACTAGACACGTTTGGCCGCCGACTAGCGGCGGAACTCGGCGCAGCATGGCGACACACTAACACCACCGTCGTCGTGAAGGTCTCCGAGGCGCTGAGCGCTGAGGTGAGCCAGTGCATGGACGGTGAAATAACAGTGGGCCTGTCAGGCCTGTCCAACGAGTACCGACACTTCAATGCCACGCCGGGCGGGGTCATCATCGCGGCCTCATTCATCCGGGGGGCCCTAACCCCAGAGAGGACAGCATGAGAGAAGACAGCATAAGGCTGACCATCATAACAGGTCACTACGCGGCGGACCTGCAAGGGCTCAACGTTGTGGCGAGCCTGGCGGCATCGCTACCGCCAACGTACATGATGGCGGGAAGCCCTGATAACGCAGCGAGATGGATGGAGTGCATGGATGTGCTCAGAGAGCACGCGCCGGACGGTTACATGCTGGACTACCAGCAAGGACCGGAGGGCAAGGGCTGGCTCGCATCACCAAAGGGAGACCCGATAGGAGGGCGATGGCTCTGCTACCGCTCACCCGTAACCCATAACCGAGAGTAGCTAGCCATGAAAATGCTCTGGACATCGACAAGTAAGAACACAAAGACAGGAAACATACCGCAAGGCTATGTGGGGGAGACCAAGGAGGACACGCTCGAATCGTGCGAGGGGTGCCCCATTATAAAGAAATGCTACCATCACAATGGTACGCCACGCATGGCCCACGCCTCCATGCAGCGAAGCCACAAGAACAAGCCAAGGCGCTACGAGCTAAGCAACGCACTAGCGGGCTCAGTTAGGACCGCGCGCTACGTTCGCGGCGCAGTAGGGGGAGACCCTAGCGTGTTCCCTAGGGGAGTGGTCCAGGGGTGGCGCGACGAAATCAAGGGCGCTGGGATGGAGGGGTTGTTACTGTACACCCACTTCTGGAACGGCAAGGGCTCACACCTAAAGGGGCTCGCTATGGCCTCGGTTGATAGCCTCGAAGCGGCTGACAAGGCGTGTGACGAGGGGTGGCGCGCGGCTGTAGTGTTGCCCGTAAAGGGTGCCGCCTCGAAACATAGCAGGGTCAAGAGCGTCCCCGTCTGGGACGGGTCAGACTTCACCACGCCAGAGGGTCGGCGGGTGGTCGTATGCCCAGCGCAAAGGCCTGAGCTTAGGAAGGATTGCAACACATGCGGACTGTGCGAGCCCACAAGGGCGGAGCGTGTTGAGGTCATCGGATTTCTGCAACACTAGGGAGGGCTGAGCAATGGAGTTCAACGTTATTATCACCGTACACACCACCACCACCGACAACCTTGGCACCACGTGGCACGGCGCGAGTCACCTGCCCACTATCCAGGTCAGCGCCTCCTGCGAGGGGCACGCGTTGTCGACGGTGCATCAGCTGATTTCACACATGCCTGAGGGCACAACGTTTCACATGGTCGCTATTTAATGGGGGACAGCATGACACTCTACACATTCTACACGCAGCACGGGACACAAGATGTCTACGTGTGCTCAAAACACGAGAAGGAAATGCCAGCCGTTGACGGTGAATCCGTCAAGGCTTGGCCATGTGACAACGATATCACCTGCGAGTTCTGCGAGGAACGTGAATACTTGGACGCCGTCATGAATGGCGAGGAGGACTGGGCATGATTCACAACCACGCATTAACACTAATACTTCTAAGTACTTACGCGACACTGATTACTATGGCAATCCAAGGGGGATGAAATGAGCCACGTATTTACACTCGAAGACCAGTGCTTTCTAGTTCCCTGCGGGACTCATGATGGGCTGGGTTCGATTATGGTATTCAAGACAGAGGCAGCAGCGCGCGCACATGTGGATGCGATACCACGTCGCGAGTACATAGAGGGGGGCACGCTCGTAGGGTGGAGCAAGCTTGACCTCATAGACATCGCCCCAGACCATCCAGCAATGTCGGCAGGCAGGCTCTACGGTCAGCCGGGGGCGGAGGTGTTGGCGATATGGGGCCGGATGTCTTACGAGGCAGATGGCACACCGTATGACGACGGGCTGGGGGGGGAATACATCGATGCAGAGGGCTACGTGCGGCTGGTGCGGACACCCATACAGTAGGAACACCAACAATCCAAGGAGGATGAGATGAGAGATAAGTACCGGTTCACATTTGATGTCTGGTTTGACTACGACCAAGAGGTCGACGGGTCGCAGCTGCTTGAGGCGCTGCACGCTAGCGTTGCGGACATCGTTGGCCACATTGAGGCAGAGGGCAGGGTCGGCGTGGATGGCGATGACCTTGAGTACATAGAGCAGAGTTGCTGCGTCGAGGAGGTGACAGCATGAACAAGCACACAGAGGGGCCCTGGCGGGTTGGGCGAAGCGGTGACGGTGTTGAGATTGTGTCAGACGAGATGCCCTCGGGCGTGGCCGAGCTAGCCACGGTTCACAGTTCGGCTGAGTACGCGGGCACGCTGCCTGCTGAGGCCAATGCCCGGCTGATGGCGGCGGCGCCGCAACTGCTGGAGGCTCTTGTGGCGGCGCGTGAAAACGTCACGGATGAGTGGCTGAGCCTTGAGCAGTATGGGCGGCTGATTAACCATATTGACGCGGCAATCAGCGCCGCAGGGGGAGAGTGATGAGTAAGCACACAAAGGGACCGTGGGCCATTGAGGCAGACGCAGACAAGGCAGGCAGGCACCCGCTGCACGACAACCGGCATGTGGTGGCGCCGAGCGGCATCGTCTGCGACCTGAGAGACCAGCCGGCGCAGGCCGCAGACGCGCGCCTGATAGCGGCAGCGCCTGACCTGTTACACGCTCTCAAGTGGGCCGCTGAGTATGTGAGCCTGTACACCGCTGACGGGGCGGGATGGACGGGGGTGATGCAGGTCTGCTTCGGGGGCGTACCCGGAGCGATGCTGGGCAAAGACCGGAGCACGCTCGTCGACCCGGACACGGGTGACATCGACCCGGAGCGCCTGCGAGCGTTCCTCGCAGAGACAATCGCGCATGCCGGGGGGGAGAGCGATGAGGGTTGAGGTATACAAAAGCACCACCCGGGCAGGGCGGTTTAGGTACTGGTCAATCCGCGCTGCGGAGGGGGCCGACAGGGGGCGTGTCATCGCTCGTCGCGCTGAGCTTATGATTCATGGGCCAGCCTTTGTTGTGCAACCTGCCGGGCGCGAGAGGGTGCGCGCTACGGGGCGCAAAAACGTGCATGCCTTCGTGCGGGGGGAGTTCGATGAGAGCATCACCCCTTGGTTGCCCGTGGTGGGTCACCCCATCGCATACAACGCGCGCAAGCATGACACCTTTGTGCTGGTGCGAGATGGCAGGGATGTGGCCGAGATACGGCCTCACTCCGCATCATTCCACAGTGACGGCACACTATGGGCTTACGACAAGGTAGGGGGATGAGATGAGCAAGCATGACTACCAAACGAGCACCGTTGACGGTGCCAGGGCACACGCTGAGCGCCATGCTGAGCCCGACTACGATGACCGGCCAACCAAGGCAGACTGTGACCGAGAGGCAGCACATGAGCAGTGGCTCAAGGAGCACATGGAGAAAATTATCAGCGACCTACAGGACGCGCACGAACGACTAGAGGAGGCGGATGAGACGGTCGCAGCAGAGCGACTGGACGAACTAATCGCGACGCTAGGTTAACATGGTTGACAGAGCAGCACACCCGTGCTAAGCGTTCACAACCCATTAGAGAAAAGGAGAGCTGACAATGAGTATCGACGACATATCGAGGGCGTTCGCGGTGATAGTCGCGCACTGGCGGGAGGGCGACAACCTAGTCGCAACCTACAAGTGGGCCCAGCTTAAGAGCGAGATAGAGGGCACCACCACCCTGTGGACCGACCTGGCAGGGGGCGACGATGAATAACCAAGACCTGCGGCTGAAACCCAAGGGGATGCGGCTGGCTCGATACCGGCGACAGTTTTCTAGCCTTGAGGGCCTGTGCCACGCGGTGCTGAGTGAGCCCATCACATCCAACACGCCGAGCGAGATGGAGAGCGACATCGAGTGGATTGAGGGCTGCTTGGCGGTCATCAAGGAGATTCATCAGGAGGTTAGTGATGAGAGGCGCTAGAGAGGACCAAGCGTGGCGAGAGGGCTACGACCGCTTCGACGAGGGTGAGAGCTTTGGGCGCTACGCCCTTGCCCGTGAGTTGCTACCCTTGCTCAAAGATGTGAAGGCTGCCATTGAGCGTCTCTCGATGCACGTCGCATTGGATGCGTTTGGGAGCCCTGGCCAGAGGAATGAGGGAGGGAGCGATGACTAACGAGGAGCGAGACAAGATGTGGCGAGAGGGCTACGAGTTCGGGCGGGCTGAGGCCACCTGGGAATACGCCCAGAGAAGGGTCGCAGGGGCTCCGATTGTATCAACCAAGGGTGACGAGGTGGAGGCCTTCTGGGACTACCACCTGCGACGAGTAGAGGAGGGACACTATGAGTAAGACAACCTATGACCTTATGAGAGAGGGGGAGTTCATCGCCCTGCAAATGGCTGAACTGTTCCAGCGTGAGGCTGAGGAGGGGCTCACTGATGAGGTGGCTGAGGCTGCCAAGTCTGTACGTGACGCCCTGGAGCAGCATGAGGGTGACCTCTCGGAGAAGTACCTGCGGATTGACTTCGCCAAGAGGCGAGCCGAGCAGGACATCGAGGCGCTGAAGGCACAGGTGGCCACGTTTCAGAAGGCTATCGAGGCCAACCAGCGGACCATCGAGAGGTGCAAGGAGCTGGGCATCTCCATCTTCCACAGTAGGCAGGCCACCCTTGGCGACGAGGCAGGCAAGTCGATGAATCTCCCTGATGGGTCGAAGGCGTGGCTGGTGCAGAAGGAGACCTACCCCAAGCCTGTATGGGCCAAGCGTAACGAGCACCTGCTGCCTGACGACGTCAAGGTCGAGGAGGTGGCCTATCGGGTGGACAAGGATGCTCTGCTTGAGTGGGCAGAGACAGCAACGCCACTGATTGATGAGCGCGGAGAGCCCGTGGTCACCATCGAGTGGGTAGACGCCACGCACACGCGGAGGAAGTGATGAGACACGCATCGATTGAAGTAGAGGGGATCCATTACAGCGACCTGATCAGGCGTGCAAAGGACGCGGCCAGGTCGGCTGGCCTGGGGGACGACGTTGTCATCGACGTGCATGCGGACCTCGGTCTTGACGGAGTCGCGCTCAGGTTCCGCGTCTTCAGTTCGTCTGACGCACCACCCGCGCTCGCGGGGGCATCGGGGACGCTCGGCATTGTCAGCGTGAGGAGAGGGGCATGCCCAACTACTGCCCATCCAACAGGAGGAAGTGATGGACACCATCGAACGTAAGAGGTCAGCGCTGCTGACACTCAAGGAGATTGGGGCTGACAAGCC